CCCCAGCTCGGAAAACGCCTCCTGTGCACTCTTGGACTGGGTATTGATCTGGGAGAGTCGCACCATCATCATATTCAGCGCAGTGCCGGCCCGCTCGGGGGCCTCCCCCTGGGCGATCAGCGCTGAAGATAACGCCGCTGTTTGTTCAGCCGCAAGGCCGATGTTTGCGGCAGTACCGCCTACCCTGGCCAGCGCGTTGACAATATCCGGTGCGGCCGCAGCCATGTTGTTGGACAGATAATTTATAGCATCTCCGAGAAGGCCGGTCTTTTCCATCGGAAGATCAAACACGTTGGAGAGCTTGCCCATCGCATCCCCGATCTGGCCCGCAGGCATGTCAAAGGCAACGCCCAGCTTGGATACCATTTCCGTATATTCGGCAAGTTCTTTTTTAGGTATACCCATCTGCGCGCCTGCAGCGGCAAGCTGGGACAGCTCGCCGGCGGCCATCGGAATACGTTCGGACATGTCAAGCAGGGTGGAGGAAAAATCCTGGTACTGTTTCTTGGAAAAATCCGCCACCTTGTTGACATCTGCCATCGAGGACTCAAAGTCCGCGGCGAACTTGATGGGCGCGGCAAACGCGCCGGTCATCACGCCGCCGGCAATGGCCATGCCCTGGCCGTAGCGCTGCATGCCGTCGCCGATGCGGTTTAACCGCTCGGAAAGCTCGGCCGCTTTGGCCTGGGTCTGCGAAATCTCTTCCTGCGCCCGGGAAAGCGGCCGGGTCATCTTGTCGATCAGCGAGAGCGTCAGCCCCGCCCGGAATACCGCGTCCATAAAAAGCCTCAAGCTTCAAGTTGCAAGGCCCAAGCTAAAAGCTAAAAAAGGATTTATTCATTATTTAGCTTGCAGCTTTCAGCTTGGACCTTTCACCTTTTGTTATTCTGCCGCCTGGCTGCGGCCTCTTCCTTTTTTAACCGGGCGGAAAGCTTCTCCGCCCAGAAATAGACCTCTTCGATCTCCATTTCCATTAGCTCTGCGTGGCTCCACCCGAGCTCTCTGGCGAGGGAGACAACAAGCTCTGCTGGGTCACTGCAGAGCCGGGTATGAGCAAAGGGAGGATTTCCATGTACTCCTCCAGATCCATCTCCCGCCAGTCTTCAACGGGCATTTGCTGGCCGTCGATTTCAACCAGGATCGCTGCCAGGCCCAGCTGCATTTCCACCGGATTGGACACCATAGACTGGGCGCGCACCAGGTCGGCCGCCTTGCCGGCAAACACCCGGACCTTCTTCCCAGAAGCCAGGGTGGTCTCCTGCCGGACCTTGCGGCCCGGTTTCTTTTGTTCAGCCTTTTCTTCCGACTTTTTTTCCGCCATCTGTGATTTCTCCTTTAATTGAGCTTCAAGTTGCAAGGCCCAAGCTAAAAGCTAAAAAAGGATTTATTCATTATTTAGCTTGCAGCTTTCAGCTTTCAGCTTGCACCTGCCTACATTCCCAGGTTGGTCCGCTCGGTTGCCAGCTTGTCGTCTCCGTTGACCCGGTAGATCTTGTTGAACGGATCCACTTCCAGGACCTCTTCGCCATCGATGGTCTCCTTGTAGTAGACCGCATTGAACGTAAACTGCGGGCCCTCATTTGCCGACTCCTCCCAGGTGGGATATGAGCGGGTCTTCATAAATGCCTTCATCACCACCTTGATGGGAATCTCCTCCATCTGCCCGTTTCCGGTGTTGTAGCGCTGCACAGAGGCCCGCACGTCCACGGAATGGGCCACGGACGGATCATAGAGCACCTTCATGGCGGCCGCGTCATAGGAGGCAAACTGCAGGTTGCCCTCCATGTTCTGCACGTGGCCCACGTTGGGAAGCTCTATGGTGCCGGCAACAGACATGGACTGGTGCTCCTGGACCATCTGGGAGATATCAGGCAGCTCCACGTTGGCTTTGCCCAGCCAGTCCGCGCCTTCCACGTAGACGTTTGCATCCTTTAAAATATTGGGTACGCTCGGCATGTTATACCTCCTTATTCAAAAAGATTGGAAAAGTACCCGGTGTCCACCTCAAGCACGAACTCTATGGTCTCTGCAGGCGGCGGGGCCAGGTACCAGATGTGTATCCGGATGATGCCGTTTGAAAGATCTGTCTCCGGGTTTTCCTGCTCAAGAAATCCCACGCGCGCGCCCAGCAGCATGTCCCGGCCCACGTAACCGTTTAGCCAGATGTTGGTGGTATCTGTCACCGACTCGATCAGCCGCACGTTCATGGGGTTGTCAACCTTCTGCCAGGTATTTACGATCAGGTTGTTTTCAATGAAGTTGGCCATGCGCCGGCACGGGATAAAGGAATCCTTGATATCTGTGTTTCCGGGAAACGCGCTGGTGCGGTTACCCCACAGCTTCCAGCCGGTCATCATCCGCTGCATGGTGGCAATTCCCTGCTCGTTTAGATAGTTGCACTCCTGCAGAGGCAGCACCACCTTCGGGCCCACAAGTTTCAAGGTTTTGTTCGAGGGTGACTCAAACGGCACGCCCGAGTTGTTGAAATCCACCTTTGCGGTAAGCCCTGCGGCATGGGACGACAGCCACTCCTCTTTTGTGTCAGAGGCCATACCCTTCGGCCAGAAAAACACCGCGTTGGGAGAGGAGTAATCCTGCTTGAAACTCACCGCATCGCTTGACGTGGTGTTCGTGGGGTCAATATCGATATATGCCATCGCCCGGAAATGCTGGTTGATCAGCTCGGCCTTTGCGATCATGGCCGTGGCCACCGTGGATTCAAAAGAATACCCCGGAGCCAGCACCAGACCCACGATCTTGCCGAACTCGGGAAACACGGTCTCGATCAGCTCCAGGCCCGTACGCTCGCCGGTGGTGCCGTCAACACCGCCCACGATATCTTCGGGCAGCACTGCGGAAGGGTCGATCTTGTCGTAACTCAAATTGACCTGCTCTCCGGCTGCAATGGCGCCGCTGTCCAGCCGGGTGATCACGTCTGTCTGATAGTCGATCTCATAGTCCGTGCCTTCCTCATAGGTGGTGGTTCCGTCGGTGTTTGTAATTACTACTGAGCCCCGGACCTCGCCGCCGGAAAGCTGGATTTCGTCATTTTCAAACGTGTGGGACTCGTCCATTATGCTGGTAGTGTGGCTTGCCGGGTCCAGCACGTTTACAAAAACCACCGGCCCCATGTTATACAGGGTGAAAAAGATCCGGGCGAATTCCGAGAGCGTGAAATCCGCCTCGTTTTCATTGTCGCCCACAGCGCCGAAGGCCTCCACGTACTGCTCGTAGTTAAACAGCAGCTTGGCCTGGTTGACAGGCGCGGTTTTGTCAGCCGCCAGGTTGTGCACAGGAGCCGTGCCCACCACAAAGGGCAGCGCAGAGTCCACCTCGCGCACCGCGTAAACTGGCGTTGGCAGCTCCTGGGTGTATACTCCGTGTGTAAAAGGCATGATTTACCTCCTTACTTGATTTTCTTAAGCATGCGTTTCTTGATCAGAAACGCCACGTCTTCTGTCTCCTCCAGGTCTTTGTAAACCTGGTTGGGCCAGAGCATGATCGCCCGGTCCCCCTGCTTGGCCTTGACCGGGGAGTTGCCCACGTACCTGGCCCGGGAAATGACTTTGGGCTTTTTGCTCTTTGACGTTCTGGATTTGCCTGTTTCTGCAGCCGCGGATGCGGCCTTGCCCTGGCCGGTTTTTTCGCCGGCCGCACTGCCGCCGCCGGCATCCTGCCCCTGGCCGGTAATGTCTTTGTCTTGTTCAGCCATGATGCGTCCTCCTAACTCATGTTTATGGTGCGGGTTTCATCCACGCTGACCTTTCGGATCATGTCCTGTTTTTCGGCCAGCACCGGAAAATAAAGCGTTGCGGACCACTGCTCCTCATATACGTGAAACATGGAGCCGGCTTCCTCGGATTCGAAAAACCTGCCCTGGCGGGAGCGCTCCGCTGCAAGCGAGGCATACATGCCCTGCCCGTACTCGATTGTCAGCGGAGAATCCAGAAACAACCCCAGGTTAAAGCTTGCCTCCAGGGCCTCTGCCAGAAACTCCGGGCCCGATCCCTCGCCGTTTAAAACCAGGTCCATTGCCAGCATGGCCGTATGGGTCACGTGCCTGCCGTCTTTTGCCTCGCCCTCGCTTCTAAAAGAAAGCGTTCTTGGCATGATCAGCACCGAGGTTTTGCTTGCCCGCTGGGGCGTGGGCTCCATGTATGCATCCAGGCCGGCGCCTTTTGACAGGGCCGACTTTACCCCCTCGATTAATCCGGCTATTCCGTGGCCTCTGTGCGGCCTTGTATCTTCTGTCATCGGAAATATTACATTTCGGAAACCCCGTCTTTCAAGGCGGGGAGGAGAAATGTCCTTTCTTTGTTTAAAGGGTTGACATTTACATTTAATGTGGTTATTATATGAATATGAAGCTGACACGCACCGTAAAACTTAAACTTGATATTCCTATAGAGACCATCAAGCCAACCGTTGAGGCATATACAAAAGCGTTTAACTTTGTGTGCCAAAAAGGGTGGAATGACAGCGATTCTAATGGAGTATCTTTGCACAACAAAACCTACTCCGATACCAGACAATACCTTCCTTCTCAACTTGCCGTATCCGCTCGCATGAAAGCGACTGAAGCTATTAAGACAGTCAAGGCAAGAATCAAGAAAAAGCAAAAAGCGACTTGTCCACAATCCAAACAATCCTCTGTCCGGTATGATGCCAGAAGTTACAATGTCTGGTTCGACCGGAACGAGCTTTCTTTGCTTACCATCGGAGGTAGAATTAAAGTTCCTGTTTCCGTTCCAGAATATTTTAAGCAATACATTGGATGGAAACGATGTTCCGCTGACTTGTTTATCAGAAAGAACAAAGTTTTTATCAATATAGTTTTCAGTAAAGATGTTTCTGATCCTGAACCCACCGGTAAAGTTGTAGGCATCGACAGAGGTATTAAGAAAATTGCTGTTACCTCCGAGAACCAGTTCTTTGGTGGTGGACAGGTTAAAAAAGTTTCCAAGCGTTATGAGAAAATCAGAAATGCCTTGCAATCCCGTGGGAGCAAATCGGCTAAAAGACACCTTCAAAAGATTTCCAAGAAGGAGAACCGTTTTAGAGCTGATGTCAGCCATGTGATTGTAAAGCGAATCGTAGAATCGCTTGATAGTGGAGACGTGATTGCTCTTGAAAAACTGACCGGCATTAGGCAAACCGCAAGGCTTCGCAAAAAGCAACGAAAAGACTTGCATAAATGGAATTTCTTTCAGTTTGAACAATTCCTTACCTACAAGGCAAACGCAAGGGGAATTAGCGTTGAACATGTTGACGCTCGCTTCACCTCCCAGAAATGTTCTGTCTGTGGGCATATCTCCCGTTCCAATCGCCAGTCTCAATCTGTTTTCAAGTGTAAACATTGTGAGTTCTCTCTTGATGCGGACCTTAATGCCTCTCGAAATATCCGGCAAAATTATCTGGATGCTATATGCTCCCCAGATAGCGGTTCAGTCAATAACCGTATCGTAGCGCATGTTGATGCCAAAGGCTCTTCTGAGCAACTGAGGCGGAGTGCAGTTACAAGCCCCGTCCTTTAGGGCGGGGTAATTGACACGTCCTCTCCGAGCCAGTGGTTTACAATGCGCTCGATTTCGCGCTCGTCTGCGTCATCGATTTTCAAATACTGCCGGGCCGGTATCTCGACCGAGTCCTTTCTGATAAACAAAACAAACTGCCCCTTGCCTTCGTCTGCCATGATCGCGTTTTCCAGGAACCAGACCCTGTATCCGGCCGCCTTCATCCCCTGGATGCATTTTGCCGGGCTCTCGCCGTATTTGCGCATCAGCCGCCGGGCCTGCCAGCCCGCGGGGATTGCAAGCTTTTTTGCCTTTTTCGGCTCGATTGTGCCGCCTTCCTGCTGGATTCTGGCATACGGCAGGCTCGAGCCCCAGGCCGCATACGTGGCAGAAGACTCGGCAGTGATCGAATTCATCAGCGCGCCGGTATCACGCAGGGTGTTGCCGGACTTCTTGTATTTACGGGTCAGGGGCGCGTTTTCCGGGCCGACCCCGTCGCGGATCCGGCGCACCGTGGAGGATTCTCCGTACTGGGCCACCCGGTCCATGAGATCTTTGGGGCTGCGGGCCTTTTGCTCCAGCCTTTTTAGCCAGCGGTTAAACCGCTCCAGCCCTGTTATTCTGCTTTGCGCCATGATTTAATACCAGTATTTGCCTGGCAGATTGTCCCAGTTGTCAAAAAGCTCGGGCTTTTCCCCGCTTTTTACGGAGCCGGTGGCAACCTTGCCGCCGTCTGCATCGTCTGCGTTTCTGCCGAGGATTCCACCGAGGAGGTCGATTGCGTCCTGACGCTTGTCCGCCGCCACTTTCTCATTTTCCGCGTAAGCGTACAGCTCGTATAAGGCCCGCTTTAACGTGGCCTCGCGCACGATATCGTCCTCCCAGCTGGGATCTTCGCCATAAGCACGGAAGCGCGACAGCACCCAGCCCTTTGCCTTTGTCAGGGCGCGCTCTGCAATGGAGTCGTCTTCCTGGGTCAGCATCCGGTAGTTGCGCTCGGATAGCTCGCTTTTTAAATCCGTGACTGTAATGCTCATGATCAATCCTTAAAAAAGGCTCAAGGTATAAGGCTCAAGGCGCAAGGTTAAAAAGGATTCAAACCTGATTACCTTGCGCCTTTCACCTTGCACCTTGCACCTTGTTATTACGAAATAACGGTTGCCTTGCAGATCGCCTTTGGCACGGGCACCGGCAGCGGCTTGCTTTTTCCGATGAGCTTGTACCCGCTGGGATCGTCCTGCTTGACAGGCTTGACATAAAACGGCATGCCCTGCAGGTCCGCGTCCAGATCGTCTAACGACAGGTAATAAAACCGGAAAGGCGCGTCCGTGCCCACCATTGCGATATCCTTGTCCGCAATGGACTTGTTGGTGGTGCCGGCCTTGTGGTCCCGGTAGCTGGTGTTTAACAGCTCCAGGCGAAAGCCCGCCACCTGCACCGCGTTTTCGGTTACCTGGGCGGCAAACCGGCCGGTCTCCGAGGCGATTGCCAGAACCTTGCCCGCAAGCGTGGTAAAGGCGGTGGCGCCACAGTAGATCCTGAGCTTTGAGCCGTAGCCGCTCTGCTGATTGATGTTGGTGGACATCTGCACAAGGTCCATTAATACCTGCTCCAGGCCGGTATCAGACAGGTCCCACTTGGCAGAAGGCGAATAGGACAGCACGCTGCCGAAATCCACCTCGTAATAGGTGTACCCGCCCTCGATGCGCATGGGATACTGGATCTTGCCGGACAAACTTTGTGCGCTCATGGCCTCGGATGTGGCCCGGGTGCGCTTGCGCAGATCAGATACCTTGTTGTCCCGCCAGGACTGCAGGGACTGCTGGCGCAGCAGCTTAAGGTTGTTTAGTTCGGCCGCCCCCAGGTTGGTGGACAGCTCCACCGGCTGGGGCTCGATATGATCGATGCTCATATCGGTATCGCCCACGTTGATCGACGGAGCCCCGCGCCGGACCACCGGCTCGTTTCCGATGGTCTGGGAAATCTCGGAACGCGCGATGGTGGGCATGGGCCAGTTTCTTCGGTCCGCGTAAATATCGTCCATCACCGGGCTCTTGATGGGCGGCTGGTGCTGCACGGACTCGGCAATGGCCTTGGGGCTGAACAACTGCCGTAAATTTACTTCAAACGCCGTCATGATTGACCTCCTTTATCTCGGGTAAATTCCTGCTTCCGCCAGGGCGGACAGGTCCGCGTCACTCGGATCGGTGCCGTTTCGCGAAAGCTTGTTTACAGCCACGGTGCCGTGCACCAGCACGGGGGCGGCGTCCTCGTTTGCCGTGTCCACACGCATGGTGACAACGCCTGCCACCCGGTTGGCATAGGATGCGGAAATGTCCGCGTCAGTGGCAGGGGCCGCGTTAAACGACACGCTGATCTCGCCGGTAACGTAGTTGACGGTGCCGGAGCCACCGGCATCGCCGTTTAAGTTGCCGCATTCATCATCGGTGAAAGTCTCGGTTCCGTCTGTGACCTCCACGCTACCGGGTTTTACGGGCGGGCTGGAAAGCGTGCCGGAAAAATCGACGGCCGTATTATCCCCGGTGCCGATACTTTCGGCAAACCGGTCAAACGGCACCACTTTTTCGGCCGCGTTTTTGGATGCGATAAGCCCCGGGGCAAGCTCGCCCTGGTCGGCCACCGCCTCCATTGCCATCACGATGGGCGGATGAGAGTTGTCCACCACCCCGGCTTCGCTGTAGCTTCTTGTTTCAAGAACTGCGTTAAACGACATGATTTATTCCCTCCTGTTTTGTGAGTCACAAGTTTCAAGCCTCAAGTCTCAAGCCAAAAAAGGTTTTATCCTTATTTTAACTTGCAGCTTTCAGCTTGTAGCTTGCACCTGTTAAAGCACCTGTGCCATCTTGCCGGCATCCACCTGGTTTTCCTTGTCTCCGCCGGGCGGGTCGCCCAGATCCAGGCGGCCTTCTTCCACAGGCTGCGGGATTGCGGAAAAGATTTCCTTTAGCACATCCAGCGGCTCCTTTTTGGACTTGTCTGAAAACTCCAGCGGGGTGTTGTCCATGCCGCCGGCAAGCTCCATCAAGGCGTCGAGCTGCTGCTTGGGCAGCCGGCCGGATGCGGCCTGCCGGAGCTCTTCTTTTTTCTGGTCCTTGAGCTGGCCAGACACCCGATCCAGCTGGTCGGAAAGCGTCTTTACCTTTTCCTGCTGGTCGGAGAACTCCTTGTTTTTGTTCTGCAGGTCTTCCAGGTCCTTTTGGGCCTTGTCCAGCTTGGCCTTCAGGTCCTTGTTTTCCTTTTCCAGTGTTTCCTTGTCGCCCATTTCCTTTTCCTCCTCGATAAGTTGTTGCAGTTTTTCCAGCACCGGCCGGGCTGCGCGGGCGATTTCCGCGTCGATTTCCGCGCCCCTGGCGCCGTTTAAATACCCGATGCCGCTGTATACCGCCTTTGCCACCACGTGCACCCTGCCGTCGATCACGTCGGCAAACGGGAAGTGGTAGCGCTCCTTTACCTGTGGCGGGTCTTCATCGCCCTCTGCCACCGTGTAGGCCGCGCAAACGTGCGACAGCAGGGTAAACCCGCCTTTTTCGATGATTCTGTCCACGGCCGCGTCCGCGTCCCATTCGGCAAACGAAACCGGCCAGTCGGTTTTGGCCGCGCTTTTAACCGAGCCTTCGGCAAAATCCCATCTGGTAAGCTCGCCTGCCTCGCTCATGGAAACCACCTCCAGGCCCTTTATGGCCGGAGGCGCGGCCCCCAGAAACGCGAGATGGTGCAGGTACAGCCTGCCGTCTTTGGGCCTGCGCTTGGCGCCGATGGACCAGGACCGGTAATAGCCCTCGTTGTAGGCTTCTGCCAGCGGGTCCATTAGCTCGACCTCCCCGAAAAGCTTGTCTTCCTGTTTTTCCAGGGCGGTCACGTAGCCGAAAGCCGGCATGTGATCGGCCTGCCTGTGGCCCAGCACCACCGGCGCACGCTTGACCTCGGCAAATGTCTGCACAAGTTCGGCAATATCTGCTTCGGACAGGTGCTGGCCGTTGTCCGCCAGGCCCGCTTTTGCCAGTTCGAGTTTCATTTACACCTGGTTTACCAAACCCGCCTAAACCACAGCAGGGTTGGAAGGCTGCCTTTCTTCAGCCATATTTTCACGTTTCATCACAGATTGCTCTTGCGAGTCTAACATCTGCTCCACGTGCGTTTCAGTTCTCCGTGAACCCACTCCGGCGAACATCTTCAATGCTTGCCGCTCAATGTTTTGAGCAGCATTCCGATCTCTATCTGCGAAGTGACCACACTCGCAAACAAATATTCGATCATTCAACGTTAGGTCATCTTTAATTGCCCCACACATCGGACATAACCGACTGGATGGGAAGAAGCGGTCAACCTCTACCAATTCACCGCCGTACCATTCCACCTTGTATTGCAACTGTCGCTTGATCTCACCAAATCCGGCATCTGCGATTGACAGAGCCATGCGATGGTTGCGTAACATTCCTGCCACGTTGAGATCTTCTACGCCAACAATTCGGTAGGTTTTCGCAATCACGGTAGTCATCTTGTGCTGGTAGTCTAATCGTCGGTTTGCTATCTGCCGGTGAAACCTTGCCAGCTTTCGTTTAGCGCGATTCCATCTACCGCTTCCCTCTTGACGGCGAGATAGCTCACGATTCAAGCGCCTTAGCTTTCTAAGTTCTGATCTCAAGAGCTTTTGGTTTTCAAACTCTCTCCCATCACTCAGTACAGCTAACGTCTTCACGCCTAAGTCTTTTGACTTGACAATTGGGAATAAAGATATTATACTGTAGTTATGAAAGCTTCTGATTACTCTAACTTGGCATTCAGCGGAATATACTTGTTTCGTAACACTCTTAACGGACGTGTCTATGTTGGTCAGGCGGGCAACATTTATCATCGTATTTATGACCATCTTAAACAAAGCCGCCTCCGTAGAAAGGCTCCCTTGTATCGTGCCGCCAAAAAGTATGGATGGGATTCATTTTCCGTCGAAGTCTTGGAACGGGTAGATGACCCGTCTCTACTAAACGAACGAGAAACTTATTGGATAAAGCACTATAATAGTTGCGAAAATGGTTATAATGTCCTCGAAAACGGCGATACATCTCGCGGATATAATCATACCGAAGAAGCAAAACGGAAAATGTCCGAAGCAGCCTCAAAGCGTACTGGTTCAAAAAACCATTTCTATGGAAAAACTCATAGCTTGGAATCACGACGCAAAATCTCCATTGCTAATAAAGGACGAGTTCGTCCGCAGCATATCATTGAACAAGGCGCTATGAAGTGCAGGCTGTCCAACAAAACACGACGACCTGTCAATCAAATTGATCCAGAATCCAATCAAGTTATTCAAACCTTTCCAAGCATTAGTGCAGCCGCACGATTTATTGATGTAGCTTCTGCGACCTTGATGCCTTACCTTCAAAAGAAACCTGGTCGCAAAACCTGCAAAGGATATAAGTGGGAATATGTTGACGATTGATGCTACCCCAACCGACTCTTGCAGATGCTTGTGTCCTGGCGGCCCTACCTCTACGTTGATAGCGGCATACCAACAACCTGCATCTTCGGAGATCGTAACCGACTTAATCTCGCCATCAAATCGCAGTTCTTCTGCCATATTGATTGGTTCATTTAGCTTTTCCAACTTGAGCCAATGACCTTCGGTGCTAACCCGTGACCCGTCCATTCTGAAAGATAACTTTGACCGCTTCTTAGATTTGAATTTGGGATAGCCCTTTTTGCTATCTCCGTTTTTGCACCGCCGAAAGAAGTTTCTGAAGGCATTATCAAGGTTGCGGAAACCGGTATCAACCGCACACTTGGTTACTTCATAAGACCAGGAAAACTGTTCGCGTCGAATGGCGTTGAATTGCTTTTTCAGAATATAAGCCGATGGCCTCTCCCCAGATTCGTATTGACGTTGCCATTCAGCCAGGCCCCAGTTAAAAACAAATCTCGCCGTCCCACAAGCCTGGCGCAGATATTTCTCCTGTTCCGGCGTTGGATTCAATCGAACCTTATGCGCTCTCTGCATCGGAGCTTTCCTTGCGCTTGCGACCGCCTCGCGCTCCATAGATTCTCGAACTAAAACTTACAATGATAGTTAAGATGTCCTCGACCAATTCTTCGTGTTCACTTTTCCCTTCTACTTGTTCAAGGACTTCTACCGTGCAACCCACGCCCTTGAAAAAGCGTTCAATGGTTCGAAAGCCAAAGCGAGTCAGTCTGTCTCTGTGTTCGACCACAACCTTTTTGACTTCGCCCCTACAAGCAGCGTCTATGACCTTAAAGAACTGGCGGCGGTTGTCATTCAAGCCAGAAGCAATTTCATAGCAATCAAGAACGATGCGATAGCCACGCTCTCTGCAAGCCTCGATAAGTCTCTCGTGTTGGCGGGTAAGATTCTCCGCTTGCTTTTGCGTGCTAACCCTTGCATACAAAGCTACATCTTTCTCTGTGACAGTAACTCCATCTGATACAGACAACAGGGCCTCAATCTCTGCGCTGTCATATCTACGGTGCCCACCAACAGTGCGATGGTCAGTCAGCTTTCCATCCCTGAGCCACCGATGCAAGGTGGTCTTGGAAAGTCTGTAGGTCTTCTCTACTTCCGATTGCCTTAACAGCATCCGTCATTACCTCATTCAGCCAGTTTTCGTAGTCCTGTTTGTCAGGCAAGGTCTCAAACGGTGGATCAACTTCAAGCCGTTCGCCATTGACCACCACGAAATCCTCACCAATCTCGTCTACAGTATACATCATTTTCACCTCCTTGTCAAATGGTTTGTTCAGGATTAAGGAAGAAAAGTCAATTATTCAGAAACTGCTCAAACCTCCTT